TACTGAAAGAATGTCCAAACCTAATTAGCGTCTCCACGGAGGTGGTTGCCGAGACAGCTGACGAAATGATTAAGCAAGCGGTCCACTACGCTCTATTAGGCAAAGCAATTACAATTAAAGTCCCATGCACTGTTGAGGGACTGAAGGCATGTAAGATCCTCTCAGAGCAAGGTGTTAAGGTTAATGTCACTTTGATCTTCTCAGTGGCGCAGGCGTTGATATCAGCGAAGGCAGGAGCAGCATACGTGTCTCCTTTCATTGGTCGTTGTAATGATAACTCATTCAGTGGCATTGAGTTGGTCCGTGCAATTGCTAATGCATTTAGTGTGCAACAGATGCCCACTGAGATCCTTGCAGCGTCCCTGAGGGATGTGCATCACGTCTCAAGGTGCTATACTTATGGGGCTAGTACCGTTACTATGCCACCTAAGATCTTCTGGAAGATGTATGATCACGTCTTGACTCGTGAGGGACTTGATCAATTCCAGAAGGATTGGGAATCTGCAAACTCCACAGTTTAACATTATGAAAGTTGGGATGATTACTCTGGGTCGTATGGGCGAGAGCATTGCTCGTCGTATGATGTCAGATAATATTGATGTGTTTTCTTACCAAAGAAATTATGACATGTCAAGCGAGCAGTATGATTCTGGATACATCAGTGGATGCACCACCAGTATTCCACTTCTAGTTTCCCAGATTAAGACAAAACTAATCTATGGAATTAAGTCAGGAGAGACCGTCCCCTTCACTGAATCTGGTATCTTTATGCTGGTTGTCCCACCTGAATCAGTAGAGCATACACTTGATGAGTTGTTGCCACTACTAGATGAGGGAGATGTGCTCATTGATTTCAGTAGTGCTGATGTCACATCATGTAAAGAGTTAGAATTGTATTGCTCCAAGTTAGGCATAGCATATATCTTCTCTAATGTGTATGGATCAAGAGTTGCTGTTGATACGTGCTCTAAAATCTTTCGATCATTAGCACCATGCCCCTAACCGATCAACGCATTAGGATGAGGTATGCGTTTGCTATGTCATCCTTTGGTAGAATGTTTCGACCAAATGGCATCAATCCAGAAATGAAATCTATATGTGAGTTATGGTCTAAAGACCTAGATAGATTACCACCACACCAATCTGACTTGTATCAAGTTGATAGGTATTTCTTGGAGATTTGGAAAAAAAGGTATGACCCCAATTGAAAAGTTAAAGCAGCAGATTTATATGTTGAAACTCGAAAATAAAAGGCTCCGTGAAGATCTAAAAGAATTAAATAAAGGGTGGGTACATCCAAATTCTTGCCTACATAACGAGGATCCATGGAAAAAATGGGGTTAGCGGTACAAGCAATTGCAATTATCTCGGTAGTAGTGTATTCTGTTACATGGGGACTAGAAAATGCATATCATTAAACATTAATTATGAGAAACGAAATTCTTAAAGCACTTCGCGTTGATGCTGAAGGTAACATCGAAAAGGCACGACTCAATTGTGAGATCTACCTTAAAAATCCAGTAGGTATTGGTGAGCACCCTGATGTGCTCGCTGCTATTCAAGATCAATTAGACGTTATTGCTCACGAGCAAGAGCGTATAGACGTTCTATCAAAGTATTTTCTATGACTTTTTTCCACACTGCAGGGCAATTCTCTGCATGGTTACTAAATACTTGGTGGACTATTGCCATCCTATCATGGACGCTAGTCTTTGTCCCTATTATAGGAATGTGGGCAGTCCACGAATACCAATGGAGTCATTGGGAACCATTCACTAAAAAACATGGAATTCGATCCGAAGGATGACGAAGGTAAATTTGGTTATGAATGGAATATTGAAGACATATATTTACTTTATCACTGTGTGTGTGAAACGATAAGGTTGTGGCCAGGTGCTCCTGCTCGTCCCTATGAGGAGCAGGAGCACTTACGCATACTTAGAGATGAGTTGTATAAAGGAGTATTGGACTACAAATTTCGCTATATGGATGTTGATGAATGAATGTAAAATTTCTATTATGTTTAGCCCCTGTGGCAATCATATTCATTATACTGAAGATGTCCTCTGTAGATGCTAAGACTAATGCATATGCAGATGTTGATGAAAGGGAAGAAGAATATGGAGATCGCACAGACTATCGATGAAGCCATTAGCGAGTATTATTCGCTTCACAATCTTAAGAAATGAATTTATTATTGCGTCCTCTTGATATCCCAGGTTATCCTGTATGGTCAGTAATTATTCTAGTAATTATTGCTGTTGGATTAGCATTGGGTTATGTTATATACATATTAAGAATAGCATTTGCAGAGTTGGAAAATGGCAGGACTGACGCCCCCAAGCAGGAAAAGTTGTTACAACTTCCGAGTGACGGAGATCAATCGTGTTCTTGATGGCGATACTATCGATGTCACTATTGACCTCGGGTTTGATCTATACAAGAAAGAAAGAGTTAGAGTTGCTGGAGTTGATACGCCAGAGAAAAGGACGAGGAACCTAGAGGAGAAAGCACTTGGAATCGACGCAACCAACTGGCTCAAAGAAAAACTCGAAGGCACGTTGGCTGGTGATGATGAGTTGTCTGTTAGGACTGAACTTGTTGGTGGCACTGGGAAATACGGGCGTCTTCTGGGTTGGCTTTACATTGGGGACGACAATGTGTCCCTTAACGAGCAAATGATTACTGAAGGATATGCTCACGCATATGATGGTGGCACTAAGGATATGAATCTCGAAGCACTAAAAGAGATACGGAGGGCGCACGGTACGTTAGTTGAATAATGGATATTGTTAAATATGATCAGGTGATGGTCATTGATGATCTCTTCACAGATGAAGAGATCCTTTATATGGATACATACTTCACCAACTTTGACGGATGGCAACTCATCTTTGATGATAGTCCAGACGATAACCTTTCCACTTATTCACTAGGTAGAGCAATCGACTACCCCAACTATGGGGAGTTTGATTTCTTTTGTATAAACCATGCATTTCTTCGCGCTGGGATACCCATTCCTGCATTTCACAGAGTCGTTTATAATGCTTTCCGTTTTGGTGATAGTCCTGCTATCCACTGTGATGGGGAAGAAATAGACGCATTAAGTTTCCTTGTCTACACTAACAGGGCATGGATACCTGAATGGGGCGGTGAAACTATCTTCATGATGGGCGACCGAATCACAGATACAGTCATTCCTAAACCAGGAAGGATTGTAATATTCCCAGGATTAGTCCCCCATGGGGGCAGAGCACCAACAAAGCATTGTCCATATGCTGCTAGGTATAGCGCAGTCTTTCAATTCTGTCCTGGACAGGAAGAGGTTGTAGAAGCACACGCAAAAGGACAAGAAAAAAACAGGAGACCATTTCCACATGAGTCAAAATGAAATCTATCTAGGTAATCCCAACCTAAAAAGAGCTAACGTAGCACAAAGTTTCACCGATGATCAGGTGAAAGAGTTTATCAAGTGCTCTAAAGATCCTGTCTACTTTATTAAAAACTATATCCAAATCATCTCGCTGGATCGTGGTCTGATTCCATTTGAGTTATACGACTTTCAAGAGTCGATGGTAGAAAGATTCCATGCAAATAGATTTAATATAGCAAAACTGCCACGACAGTCAGGTAAGTCAACTGTTGTTACTGCATATTTGCTGTGGTATATTATTTTTAATGATAATGTTAACGTTGCAATCCTTGCTAACAAGGCAGCAACGGCACGAGAAATGTTACAACGCTTGCAACTATCCTATGAAAACCTCCCAAACTGGCTCCAACAAGGAGTTGTCAACTGGAACAGGGGCAGTCTCGAATTGGAAAACGGAAGCAAGATTATGGCTGCTTCTACTTCAGCTTCTGCCGTCCGTGGTATGTCTTTTAACATCATATTTCTGGATGAATTCGCCTTTATACCAACGCATATTGCTGACGAGTTTTTCAGCTCTGTGTATCCTACTATTAGTTCTGGTAAATCTACCAAAGTAATCATCATCTCCACGCCCAAGGGGATGAATATGTTTTACAAACTCTGGCATGACGCAGAGAAGGGCAAGAATGAATACACTACCACAGAAGTCCACTGGTCAGAGGTGCCTGGTAGAGATGCTGCATGGAAAGAGCAGACTATTCGTAACACGTCCGAAGAGCAGTTTAATCAGGAATTTGAATGTGAATTTCTAGGTTCGGTTAATACTCTCATCACATCATCTAAACTAAAAACTTTGGTATACGATGATCCTGTGAAGTCCAATCAAGGACTAGATGTGTTTGAAGAGCCTAAACCCGAACATACTTATGTATGTACTGTGGACGTTGCTCGTGGTATAACTAAAGATTACTCAGCGTTCTGTGTATTTGATACTACCACGATCCCGTATAAGTTAGTAGCAAAGTATAGAAACAATAAAATTAAACCATTACTCTTCCCCAACATCATTCATCAGGTAGTCACGAGTTACAATCATGCATATACCCTGATTGAAGTTAATGATATTGGTGGGCAGGTAGCAGATATTATGCAGTTTGATCTGGAGTATGATAACCTCCTGATGTCATCCATGCGTGGACGTGCTGGGCAGGTTGTTGGTCAGGGATTTTCTGGATCTAAGGTGCAACTAGGTGTCAAGATGTCTACCACAGTCAAGAAAACTGGGTGTGCAAACATGAAACAGTTGATTGAGGATGACAAACTTGTCTTTACTGACTATGATATCATTGCTGAGTTAACTACATTCATCCAGAAGGGACAGGCATGGGAAGCCGAAGAAGGATGTAATGATGACCTCTCTATGTGTCTGGTCATATTTTCTTGGTTAGCGACCTCAGACTACTTCAGAGAACTGCATGACAGCGATGTCAGGACGCGAATGTATCTGGAGCAGAAGGAAGCAATCGAAGCAGATATGGCACCGTTTGGATTTATGGATGATGGTCTCCAAGAAGAGGTTACTGTAGATCCACAAGGACAGACCTGGCATAACGCAGAAAGAGAATCTATTGCTGAGTATGGCGACATGTCGTATATGTGGGATTACCAATGAGTAGCGAATTTGATTACGTTGAAGCACCTACCGAAGGTGAAGTTGATAAGTGGGGGTTTACTATTAAACCAACTATCAGCGATGAAGAATTAATTCTTCGTTGTATAAAGAATGCACCTGAAGGGTGTGATAGAAAACAAGTTGCGAGATTAGTACAGGAATGGACTTTGAAGACAGCCTAGATCTAGAAGAGTTTCTATTTGTAGATCGGCAGTGTCGTAAATGTCTTCGCACCCTGTCATTAGTAGATCATTTCTACAAGACTAGACCTGATAGAGGCAAGAATGTTTCAGCATATTCTTATACCTGTAAACAGTGTCAAGTAAAGCGTAACGCTGCTAACAGAAAGAAGAAAAAGAAGTGGGATACAGAGTATCCTGACTGGTGATTTCGTCGTGTTTACCCTCTGAAAAACGCTGTTATTCTAAATAGTTTCAGCATCCGACTAGGAATCTAATCAGGAGAATCTACTAATGGCATCAACACAACTTTCACCAGGGGTTGTTGTACTTGAAAGAGACCTTACCTCAGTAGCCAACGCAACAGTTGATAATGTTGCTGCTATTGTGGGCTCCTTTGAAAAGGGTCCCGTTGAGGCAATGACTCAGGTAACGAGCGAGCGTGAGCTCCTCTCGATCTTTGGCAAACCCAACGAGTACAATTACGAATATTGGTTTACTGCAGCACAATTCTTGCTGTATGGCGGCACCGTGAAGGTGGTCCGCGCAATGAATGACTCGCTTAAGAACGCAATTGATACTGCACAATTTGTAGTTTCAACCTTCACTAGCACCGACACCACGCTGACAGTTGCAGCTGCAACTGATCTGGACGTTAACGATCTGCTCCTTGTGGACGCAGAATTGCTGACTATCCAAGCAGTTTCAGGTAACGACGTTACTGTGCTTCGCGGTCAACTTGCAACATCTGCTGCATCTCACGCTGCTGCTTCCCCAATCACTTTGATTGAGCCTGCTGGCACATCATCTACTATTAACGAAGGATCTACCTTCACTGACGCAGACGGCACTCTGACTGTGACCTCTGCATCTACACTTGGTGGCGGCACCAACTCTTACATTAGAGTTGATGACGAGATCATGCAGATCACTGGTGTCTCTGGCAACAACCTTAACGTGACTCGCGGTCTGCTCGGCACTACTGCTGCTGCACACACCGATGGATCTGCCGTTGCACTGCAATTGGTTACAGCATCGAAGACTGAGATTAACGAGACCACTGCAACGGGTATCTCTGCTCCCCTCATCAAAAATGATGACGAGTATGAGAATAACGTTGAGTCTGCTGCCAACAACTGGAAATGGGCAGCTAAGTCTGCTGGTCTTCATGGCAACTCCATCCGCGTGGTAATGACCGACGCTGGTGCTGATCAGGTCTTGTCTTTGGCACAACCTACTAGCACTGAGTGGCAATTCACTAACGGTGCAGAAGTTGCATACTCTGCAGCAAACATCTACGGTAAGGTTTATACCTACGATACTATCGTCACTGTAGTTGACGACGCTACGTTGATTGGATCCTTTGAGAAGGACAACTACATCACTGCTGTTAGTGGTGGTGTTACTGGTCGCGTTGTTGCTTATGATCCTGAGACTCGCAAACTAGAAGTTGCTATCGACACCTCCTCCGCTGACGTGCTGGAGATTGGCGATACCCTTTCTGAGTTGGCAAACAACAGCAACAGTCCTGGTAGTGCAACTGGCGATGCCGCTAAGGTTGAGTCAATCCGCAGAGAGTTGAGAGTTTCTCTTAACCCTGGATCACCCAACTTCCAAGCAAACCAGAATGTTGCTGATGCAAACGCTGCTTCTGTGTTGATCGCAGCAGTAGAAAATGACTACGACACCCGTCTTTATGGGGTAAATCAGAGATGGTCAAACATTGCTCCTCGTCCTACTTCATCCGCATGGGTGGAAGACAGAGGTGGTTATAACGACCTACTACACATCCTGGTCCTTGACGGCGACGGTAAACTTACTGGCACCCCTGGCGCTCTCCTTGAGAAGCACCTTAACGTGTCTAAGGCAACCGATGCTAAGTCTCCTCAGGGTGACAACATCTACTATAAGGAGGTGATTAAGCAATTCTCGCAATTCCTGTATTGGGGATCACACGAGGTTAATAACATCTATGATCGCGACACTAATTCTTCTGGTGGTTTCGGTCTGAGTGGTGTTAACAGAGAGTTTGACTTGATTAAGTCTGACAACTCCCTCAACAACCTTGATGACCCAACTGGTCTCAATCCTCTTGCAGTGCCTCTGGTTGGCACGAAGGGTCGCGCAACGTTGCGCTTCGCTCTCCAAGGTGGCGTTGATGGTTATACCATCTCACGTCCTAACATCTTGGGTGCATACACACTCTTCAATGACGCTGAGACTGTGCAACTGGACTACATCCTGATGGGTCCTGGCATGAATAGTTTGAATGATACTATCGCTAAAGCACAACACATCATCGGTATTGCAGATGCCCGTAAGGATTGCATCGCTTTCATCTCACCTTATAGAGGTGACATTGTAGGACAAACTTCTACACCTCAAATCGTGACCCGCACGATTGAGTACTTCGATCAACTCGGATCCTCTTCTTACACTGTCTTCGATAACAACTACAAGTATATCTACGACAAGTATAATGATGTCTATCGCTACATTCCTTGTAACGGTGACATGGCTGGTCTGGTATTGAGCACGACTCTTAATCAAGAGCCTTGGTTCTCACCCGCTGGTTTCAACCGTGGTAACCTGAGAAACAGCATCAAACTTGCTTATTCTCCTCTGAAGGATCATAGAGATCTGCTTTATGCAGCAAGAGTTAACCCCATCGTCGCATTCCCTGGTCAGGGCATGGTCCTCTTCGGAGACAAGACTGCACTGGGTTATCAATCCGCATTCGACAGAATCAACGTCCGCCGTCTCTTCCTCGTTATCGAAGAAGCAGTCAGCAACGCTGCCAAGACTCAACTCTTTGAATTGAATGATGAGTTTACTCGCCAACAATTCAAGAATATCGTTGAGCCTTACCTGAGATCTGTCCAATCACGTCGTGGTATTGTTGACTTCCTGGTTGTCTGTGATGGCACCAACAACCCTGCGGAATCAATCGACCGTGGTGAATTCTATGCTGAGATCTTCGTGAAACCCACGAGATCCATCAACTTCATCACCTTAACATTCACGGCAACACGGACTGGCGCAAGCTTCACCGAGCTCGTCTCCTGATCATCTAACCATCTAACCCCCATTACATAAACATCGGAGTACTTCACCAAAATGGCTGACAAATACCCAGGGCAGACAGAAGGCAAGATGGTCAACGCACCAATCCTTGACTTCAGAAACAGAATAGGGGACCTAGCCCGCCCCAACCTATTTCAAGTTGAAATCGGTTTCCCAGGCATCGTAGATGACGGCACCCCCGCATCGGGTGCCACACCTGCATCTCAAGAAAAGCGTCAGCAGGAAACTGCTGGTGCTTCCCAAGCAGGATCTTCTGCATCATCTGGATCTCTTGCAACCTTCCTTGTGAAGGCAGCAAACATTCCCGCTTCTACAGTGGGTGTGATCGAGGTTCCTTACAGAGGTAGGACACTCAAGATCGCTGGCGACAGAACCTTTGAGCCTTGGACAATTACTGTCCTTAACGACAAAGGATTTGCACTGCGCTCTAAGTTTGAAGAGTGGTCCACTAAGATCCAAAACCTGCAACAAAACCTACAGACACCTAAGAATATCTCTGAGTATCAGTCTAGCGCACTTGTGCGTCAGTATGATAGACAGGGTGGTGTTGTAAGATCGTATCAGTTTGTTGGCATCTGGCCATCAAACGTTAGTGCAATTGATCTTGCATGGGATAGCAACGATACTCCTGAAGAGTATACTGTTGAATTCCAAGTCCAGTACTGGACATACGCCAACGATAACAACGCTGGCAACGCTGTAGATAAGTAAATTCTTAGCGTATAAATAATTGATAATGTATAGGGACAGTTGAATGTCACAACTATTTGGTTATTCCCTAGATCGAAAGAAAAGTAAGGGCTCTGAGAAGGGTCCTTCTTTCGTGCATAAGGACAATGACGATGCCGCGCAACCGATTGCTGCTGGCGGACACTTCGGTCAGTATGTAGATCTGGGAGACTCAGCAAATAAAGCTGGTGAATCCGATCTTATTGGTCGGTATAGAGGTATGTCTTTGCATCCTGAAGCGGATGCAGCAATTAATGACATCGTGAATGAGGCAATCGCTGGAGATCTTGACGATCACCCTGTTGATATTGAGCTTTCTAATCTTAAAGTGTCTGACGCTATTAAGACTCGCATCCGAGAGGAGTTTGACAACGTATTGTCACTCCTCGATTTTGATAGAAAGGCATATGATATCTTCCGTAGATGGTATATCGATGGTCGCCTCTTCTACCATAAGATGATTAACCCTGATAATCCTGCGCTAGGGATTACAGAGTTGAGGTATATTGATCCTCGCAAAATCAAAAAAGTTATCGAGTATGATAAACCCAAGGATCGGATATCTCCATCAGATCCACAGGTTAACGTGCTGATTCCTAAGGCAGTTGAGTATTATATTTACGCCCCTAAGGGTTTACGCGGTTACGAAAATAATGGGATCAAGATTGCACCTGATGCAATTGCTTTTGCACACTCAGGTCAACTTGATATGCAACGCAACTGTGTGTTGTCACACCTCCATAAAGCAATTAAAGCACTCAATCAACTGAGAATGATTGAGGATTCTCTGGTTATCTATCGTCTCTCTCGCGCACCTGAGCGTAGAATCTTCTACATCGATGTGGGTAACCTACCTAAGCAAAAAGCAGAGCAATACCTCAGAGAGGTGATGTCTCGCTATAGAAACAAGTTGGTATATAACGCCGACACTGGTGAGATTCGTGATGACAAGAAATTCATGTCTATGCTGGAAGATTTCTGGTTGCCAAGACGTGAAGGTGGACGCGGCACTGAGATCACCACACTCCCAGGTGGACAAAACCTAGGTGAGTTGGAGGATGTTAAGTATTTCCAGAAGAAACTCTACAGGTCACTCAACGTACCTGAGTCACGTTTGGAATCTGATTCTTCTTTTAACGTAGGTAGGTCTGCAGAGATCACCCGTGACGAAGTTAAATTCCAAAAATTCGTCGTTAGACTCCGCAAGAAGTTTGGTGATCTGTTTAACGATCTGCTCAAGACTCAACTTATTCTGAAAGGTGTTTTCACACCTGAAGAGTGGGAAGATGCAAAAGAGCATATTCAATATGATTTTGTTGCCGACAACTACTTCGCTGAGTTGAAAGAGCAAGAGATCATGAATGCTCGTATGGCACTTCTTGAGCAGATGGATCCATATGTGGGTAAATACTTCTCACTAGAATACATGCGTCGTCAGATTCTTAAGCAACCTGATGCCCTATTCAAGGACATCGATAAGGATATGGCGCAAGAGATTAAAGACGGTAAGGTTATCGATCCAATGACATTGCCTCAAATGGAAGTCGAGCAAATGGCAATGTCACTCCAACCTGAAGAAGTTGATCCTCAGCAACAAGCTATGGATCAATACGCGCAGGGTGGAATCGATCAGGCGGATCGTAAAAAAGGAGACTTCTAAATAGTATTACTGAATTCTAAATAATTATGCCAACGCAATCCGCGCTTGAGATCGTCAACGCATTGTTTGCAGGTCAAAAAGACCTATCAGACTATGTGGATTCTGCTATGAAAGTAGTAGCGGTTGATCAAATTGACGCTAAGAAGCAAGAGGTTGGGTCCTCAATGTTTAAGGACCCCAATACCGAATCTGAAGTCGAAGCATCTGCAGAGACCGAAGTAACTGATACACCACCAGAGGAAACTACAGATGAGACTAATCAGGGAGGAGATTGAATCCGCAAAGGTAACGATTACCGAAGGTAAGAATGGACAAAAGCGCCATTTTATCGAAGGTGTCTTCTTGCAGGGTGAAATCAAAAATAGAAATGGTCGCATGTATCGCGCCGAAACTTTGCAGCGTGAAGTTGCTAAATACAACGAGCAATACATCACCAAAGGTCGCGCACTAGGTGAGTTGGGTCATCCTGATGGTCCTACTATTAATCTTGACCGCGTGTCTCATTTAATTACTTCTCTGCATAGAGAAGGCAATAACTTCGTAGGTAAGGCAAGACTTCTCGATACCCCTATGGGCAACATCGCGAAGAATCTTCTTGACGAAGGTGTAAAACTAGGTGTATCTTCTAGAGGTCTCGGATCTATTAAAGAAGAAGGTGGTATTAAAGTCGTCGCTGATGATTTTATGCTTGCCACTGCTGCGGATATCGTAGCAGATCCTTCTGCCCCCGACGCTTTTGTCAATGGCATCATGGAAGGAAAAGAGTGGGTCTATGCTGGAGGCGCAATCCAAGAGCAAAGAATCGAGCAGATTAAACAGAGAATTGATAACGCCCACCGTTCTCAGTTGGATGAGTTGAAACTTTCCGCGTTTCACTCCTTCATCAAAAATCTTTAATCTATAAATAACTATAGCAAATATCGCACGTTTGTAAACCAGGAGACAAAATGTCACAAGAGATTGAAACAACTCTGGATGAATCGAGTGTAACCGCTGGCGCAAAACCTGCCGACCCTATGCCCAAATTGGGCGCTGACGGTAGTAGTCTCGCTGGAGTACAAGATCTCGGTGGTCCAACACCACAGAATAGCAAACCCACAGATGACAGCAATAAGTATAAGACTGTTGCTGGTGGAAATGCAGCTGCCCCAACTACAAAACCCTCTGACGCCTCTGGCGGAAAAGCAGAATTTGCTGCTAAGGGTGATGTGAAGGCAGGTCACGAGCCCGAGGGCGATGTGATTGCTGAAGAGCCTCAGGAGACTGTAATTGAAGTAGATCTTTCTGCTGATGTTGCTGCTCTTACCGAAGGTGAAGAGCTGACTGAAGAATTCAAAGAGAAAGCAAAAACGATCTTTGAAGCAGCAGTCGTATCACGCATCAACGAAGAGTTGGAGCGTATGCACGAGGACTATGCAAAAGTCCTTGAAGAAGAAATTGAGTCTGTTAAGTCCGACCTCGCAGAAAAAGTCGATGAGTATTTGACTTATGCTGTTGGTCAGTGGATGACAAAGAATGAGCTCGCCATTGAGCAGGGTATCAAAACCGAAATGGCTGAGTCCATGCTTGCAGGTCTCAAGCAAGTTTTCGTGGAGAACTATATTGATCTCCCCGAAGAAAAAGTTGATGTTGTAGAAGAAATTCAGACACAACTCGATGTAATGGAAACAAAACTCAACGAGTCTATTGAAGAAAATGTCGAGCTTAATAAGAGCGTCGGCACCTATATCAAGAATGGGATTGTGACAGAGATCGCTGAGGGACTATCACTCGCTCAACGCGAGAAGATTGTATCCCTAGCGGAAGCTGTTGAGTTTGAAAATGAAGAGTCTTTCCGTGTGAAGGTCTCTACCCTCCGTGAATCGTATTTCTCCACTAAGCCTGAAGTGACTACTGTCACTGAAGATGTCCAAGTTGAGAACGGTCCTGTTGGAGATGCTATGGCAGCATATGCCCAAGCAATTTCCCGCTGGAATAAGTAATTTACCCTTTCATTTAACCTAAGAGACAAAATGTTTAACGCAGAACACCTCCAGGAAAAGTGGAACCCCATTCTTGAGCACAGTGAGCTCGATCCTATTAAGGATACATACAGAAAGGCGGTTACCTCAGTCCTCCTGGAGAACCAAGAAAAATTCCTCCTAGAAGAGCGCGGTCTTGTACAAGAAGCAGCTCCTACTAACTCAATGGGCGGCACTGGATTCTCAGGTGGCAGTACTGCCACTGGTCCTGTTGCAGGTTTCGACCCTGTGCTGATCTCTCTGATCAGACGCTCCATGCCTAAGCTTATTGCTTATGACATCTGCGGCGTGCAACCAATGACTGGTCCTACTGGACTGATCTTTGCAATGCGCTCCACAACGGGCACCAACAGAGACATCAACAACAGCGGCGTTGAGACTTTCTTCAACGAAGTTAACTCCGAGCATTCTTCCGAGAATAGTGCAAACGGTCTTGCATCTAACACTCAGACTGGATCTAATCCTGGTCTGCTTGCTGATGGTGCTGGTCAGTACACGGTCGGCGGTCAGGGCATGACCACTGCTCAGTCTGAAACACTGGGTGATGGATCTTCTAACCACTTCAACGAAATGGGCTTCTCGATTGAGAAGGTCACCGTTACTGCGAAGTCAAGAGCTCTGAAAGCAGAATACAGTCTTGAGCTTGCTCAGGACCTTAAGGCAGTCCATGGTTTGGATGCCGAAAGCGAGCTTGCAAACATCCTCAGCACTGAAGTGCTGGCAGAGATCAACCGTGAGGTTGTCCGTACTGTTTACAAGATTGCTCGTCCTGGTGCTCAAAACAACACTGCAACTGCAGGTGTGTTTGACCTCGACGTTGACTCCAACGGTCGCTGGTCAGTTGAGAAATTCAAAGGTCTTCTCTTCCAAATTGAGAGAGACATGAATGCGATTGGTCACGAGACTCGTCGTGGGAAGGGCAACATCCTCATCTGCTCTGCTGATGTGGCTTCCGCTCTGTCCATGGCTGGTGTGCTTGACTACACCCCTGCTCTGTCTGGTAACGCTCAGTTACTGCCCGATGACAACAGCAGCACCCTTGCTGGTACGCTTAACGGTCGTATTAAGGTCTACGTCGATCCTTACTCTGCTAACGTTTCCGACGCTCACTTCTATGTGGCTGGTTACAAAGGCAGCAGTGCTTATGACGCAGGTCTCTTCTACTGCCCTTATGTGCCCCTCCAGATGGTCCGCGCTGTGGGACCTGATACCTTCCAACCAAAAATTGGATTTAAGACTCGTTACGGAATGGTTGCTAACCCATTCGCTGAAGGTCTTTCCCAAGGTCAAGGTGCTCTCACCGCTAACGCCAACCGTTACTACAGGCGTGTTAAGGTTACTAACCTTATGTGATTCTGGATGTTGTGGCGCTGGTTGCCCAACATGTCCTTTCAGACCTCCCGCAAGGGGGGTCTTTTTTTGTCTGTGTATACTTACGTTAAGTTGTAAGAAAAGTATATTACGATATCAAAACAAACATAAGTAGTAGTAGCAGATCGGAGGATCAAATGCGCCCAAACCTTTCTTAATTATGTAACGCAAAACGTTTAGAGGTATGGTAAATGCACAGTCTAACATCAAGAAATCAACTCAACGAGTGGAGACACTTTCAGGAAACTGTAGAGGAGGAAAACTTGAATGATTATTATGAATGTCTAATTGAGTGCGATATCAATAGTCAAACATCATGCAAGAAAATCTGTAAGGAGTTACTTATGTGAGAGTGCCCTAACAGTAAACCCTTTACAAGCACCCCTAGTGGGTGCTTTCTTGTTAAATACATGTATAATGGGAAAGTAAAATGCCTAGGGCTAATATGCGAAAGGTTGATCTCCTTGCCAAGTTATACAAGTTGAAGACCTCACTATATAATGAGCACAAGGAAGGAAGTGCTGATGATGAATGGTACGATGGTGCCCATCATGCATTAAATCAAGTACTTGACCACTTACAGGAGTATTCAGAATGAAAGACTTAGACTTTATTGACGACCTCCTTGATGATGAAAAGAAAAAGTCTGAAAATATCACCGAAGGTGATGCTAAAGACTGGGAAGATTTCTGGACCAGATCCAACGAAGACAGTGGAGAATAAACCAAATTATATTACAGAAGAAAAATGCAAGGAGATGATCGATGATGCAATACGAAAACATAATCGTAATGCTTCAATTATTTCAGTCATTGTTGGCTGGATTGTTCTTGCACTTTTTGCTGAGGGTTTACTTCGACTTATCGGAGTAATAGAGCCAGTATTTCCCTGGTTAGATATACATACTTTGCTATAAATACTAGGACAAGATATCCTATGACACATGGCAACTTGGAATAAGCAAATTGAAAACAGAAATTTCCTGTCGCCTATTGGATTTAGGTTTACTCTTGCCAAGTATCCTAAGGTTGCATATTTCGCACAGTCTGCAAACATCCCATCGATGACGTTGGGTATTCAGCAGCAACCTACACCTTTCAGAGCACTACCTCTGGAAGGTTTTATCACGTACGATCCTTTTACTTTATCATTCCTAGTAGATGAGGATCTAAGTAACTATATGATCATGCATAACTGGATCCGTGCTCTCGGCACACCAAACGATACTATAGAGAGACTTGACTTTAGGAATAAGATGATGGCACTCTTTGGCAATGATGATCTATATGCTGATGCAACACTGACTGTGCTCAACAGTAATTTCAAAATGAATTTCAACGTCCAGTTTGAGGGTCTGATTCCTACTGGGTTGAATGCACTAGAATTTAATGCTACAATAGATGGCACAGAGTATGCCATGGCGCAAGTTACTTTCAACTACATGCGTATGGAGATACAAGAGACCACCACCTTCACCCGTGATAAGCGACTTACTTAATGAATCTAGAAAAAATTGAGGAGATGTGGGCAAAGGATTCTGAAAGATTCTTTGATCACAGGGAGTTACCTGAGCTGTTGGCAAACGACAGTATGGAAACACCCAGACTCCATGCAAAGTATTTGCAATTTGTTAATCAATTCAAACTCATGCTATCAGAAGCAGAGGTAAAGCGCAAGGTATTACTGCGTGAGAAGTTTGAATATTATTCTGGTAAAGCATCTGCCACAGTCTATAAAGAAAAACCTTTTGCACTCAAGATCCTCAAGGGTGACCTTCATGTGTACATTGATAGTGACCCAGACCTCACTAGAGCACAACAGAAAATAGACTATCTTGAAACTTGTATAAATTGTATTGATAGGATACTTAAACAAATCGACAGCCGTGGATTTGCAATCAAGAATACTATCGAAATTGTGAAGTATTATGGAATCAGATGATTACTATCGAGAAGAAAAACGAAGTTTTTCTAAAAGTCGAAGGCGAGCAACACATCCATAAAGAATTAAGCGAGCACTTCCAGTTTGAAGTGCCTGGTGCTAAATTCATGCCACAGTATAAGAAAAAAGTATGGGACGGTAAGATCCGATTGTACTCTCCAGGGACAGGAGAGATCTATGTCGGTCTATACGATTACCTTTTAGAGTATCTCGACCAGAGGGGGTATGAATACGCTATCAAAGATAGTAAATTCTTTGGTATACCAAACGAGGAAGAGGAGTATGTATCACCAGAATCAGTGGCGTCTTTTGTTAGATCTTTGGGACTGCCATTTAAGATTCGCGACTACCAACTCAAAGCACTTTTCACGGCAATTAAGCAGCGTCGCAAGTTACTACTCTCGCCTACAGGATCTGGAAAGTCGCTGATCATTTATGGTCTGGTCCGCTGGCACATTAAGGCGGAGCGTGAGATCCTAATCATTGTACCTACAGTCTCTCTAGTCTCACAGTTAACGCAAGACTTCAAAGACTACGGGTGGAAAGCAGATCATTATGTCCATCAGATCATGGGTGGAAAGGAGAGGTATGTAGAAGCACCTGTAGTCATCTCTACATGGCAAAGTATATACAAAGAGCCTAAGAAATTCTTTGAAAGGTTTGATGTAATCATTGGCGATGAAGCACACCTGTATAAGGCGAAGAGTCTATCAGGTATTCTGAATAAATGTCACGATGCTCGCTATCGTATCGGGTTGACTGGTACATTAGACGGTATGTATAGTCATCAGTTGGTGCTGGAGGGTCTATTCGGACGCTGTGATAGGGTGACCACAACTGTCGATCTAATGAAAAAGGGACAGCTGACACCACTGAAAGTAAAATGCCTTCTGCTGCAGCATGGTCATGTCCCATTTGATACCTATCAGCAAGAGATGGATTATATAGTATCACACCCCAAGAGAAATAACCTAATTTGTAACCTAGCAGAAGACATAGGTGGCAATACACTCATCCTATTCAACTACATCGAGAAGCACGGTGACCCTCTATGGGAGATGCTAAATACTAAGGTGAGTAAAGATCGAAAGATCTTCTTTATTCATGGTGGTGTAGATGCTGTTGAAAGAGAAGAGGCTCGCAAAATATGTGAGTTGGAAAAAGATGCAATCATCCTTGCATCCTACGGCACATTCTCCACAGGCATTAACATTCGCAACCTACATAATGTAATCTTTGCGAGTCCATCCAAATCACGAGTAAGAAACCTCCAGTCTATTGGACGTGTCTTGCGTAAGGGAGATAACAAAGCACAAGCGGTGTTGTATGACATTGCTGATGACTGCTCCCGAGGTAATAGACACAATTATACTCTCCGTCACCTCATTGAAAGATTGAAAATCTATGAGGAAGAGAAATTTGATTATGAAATCACTAAGGTAAACCTACGACAATGATTAACTACATCCGTCACGACAATGAATTTTTCGGAGTCGTCAAGTTAGTAACTGGCGAGGAAGTAATAGGTACAATGATTGCCACGAATGAAGACAACTGCACAATAGTGTATGTGTCTGATCCTTTGTCTCCTACACTCACCCCTATAGAGAAACCTGATGGTGAAATGGGACTAGCTGCAGGATTCGTTAAGTGGATGCTATGGTCAGATGAAGAATTCTACATTATCCAAGAGCCAGATATTGTAACCATTGCCCCGATGTCCACCGAAGCAATCATGCTGTATAAGATGTGGTGGAGAAAGGACGGTAAACTAATGGATGATGTAGATCCTGGTGTACCCATGAATGAAAATATGGGTCTAATCGGTAAAGTCTCAGAGATGAGAAAGAAACTAGAGGATCAATGGAAGAACTCTAAGTAGTATTGTTTTCAACCCTTACATGGTTGAGTATAATGATTATTCTTAGAGTTGTCAAGCTTGACTTATGATACATAAACCTTTATAATGTATTTGTGAGCAAAATTAAATATGACTTTAATGCCTCCTAAGAAAAAGCAACACTACGTTGACAACAAAAAGTTTCTTGTGGAGATCGTAAAGTATCGAGACCTTGTTGCGATTGCTAAGATACAAGATAAAGTGAAACCTAGGATCACTCATTACCTAGGAGACTGTTTCTTGAAGATTGCCGTACACTTGTCGTATAGACCTAATTTTATTAACTACATGTATAAGGAGGACATGATCTCCGATGGTGTAGAGAATTGTGTCCAATACATCGATAACTTCGATCCCGCTAAGAGCAAGAATCCATTTGCATATTTCACGCAAATCGTTTACTATGCATTCTTGCGACGAATTGCTAAGGAAAAACGTCAGATGGATATCCGTGATAAACTTATCGAGAAGAATGGTTACGATCAGGTCTTCCACTCAGATGAGAATGACAATCATGCTGATATGAATTCCATCAAGAGTCGCATCGAAACCAACATGCGTAATTAACTCTATGCCAAAAATGGAATCTAAAGAAGGACTTGATGATCTTCACGATACTCAAGATAGAGACAATCCTTGTAAAGATAGTAATGACCGTGGTTATTGGCGGAAACGTCTTCGTGATCTAGAAACTGGTAAAAAGAATGAAAATCCTACTGATAACTGATCAGCACTTTGGTGTCAGGAATGACAATCAATTCTTTCAAAAACTTTATAGAAAATTTTATCAAGATGTAGTCCTCCCTTACATCGACAGAGAAGGTATCACTCAGGTCTTATGCTTAGGTGATACCTTTGATCGTCGAAAGTATGTGAATTTTAATTCATTAGAAGCAGCACGAGAGATGTGGTTTGATCCACTTGCTGAGAGAGGCATCCGTATGTCTATGCTTATAGGTAATCATGACATCTATTACAAGAATACTCTCAAGGTAAATGCACCTGATCTGTTGCTAGGTGACTACAACAACATCGAGATCATTACCGAGCCCACTGCTAAGAAGTTTGGCAGTAGGAGTTTCCTTCTTCTACCATGGATTTGTCCTGAAAACCAGGAGCATATCATGAAAAAGGTCAAGGCATCTAAAGCATCTGTGTGTTTAGGACACCTTGAGTTGAATGGGTTTGAAGTTATCCCTGGTCTTAAGATGGACCATGGTCTTGATCCATCTCCCTTTGAGAAGTTTGACATGACATGCTCTGGTCACTATCATATGAAGAGTAAGCAAGGTCCTATCCAGTATCTGGGTAATCCTTATCAACTGTATTGGAATGATTACGGGTACAAACGTGGATTCCACGTCCTAAATACAGATGATTTGTCAATGGAATTCATTGCAAATCCCTATAATACTTTTAGTAAGGTCTACTACACTGATGATATTGATGTCTCTAGCTTCTCACAGTTAGAAGGGACATACGTTAAACTGGTTGTGGGAGAAGAAAAGGATCAAGTTAAGTTTGATCGGTGTATAAGGAAACTTCAGCAGGTTGACCTAGCAGACTTGAAGATTGTCGAAGACATGTCTCAAGAGTTGGGTGAAATTGATGAAGAGATTGAGGTTGAAGACACTCTTTCTATCCTAGAATCATGTGTCTCTGAGTATAAAAATCACGATGAGATTTTTGGTATCTTAAAATCCCTATATGTGGAAGCGTTGGAGGTCTAATGTTTGTCCTAACTGACAATAAATCAGGTGGTGTATACGCTGTCAGAGACGACGAATCAGTGGAGAGGGTAGTCCAGTTGTTTGTTGACAAGGACGATGCAGAACGCTATTATGTGCTACTGAAGGCAGATGAATACCCCCGTGATCTCACCGTCACGGAGGTAGATGAAGATACTGTCAAAGAAAACTGTCGTCAATATGGGTATCGTTTTACCATTATTGATGCTGATGAATTTGTTATTCCGCCACTACAAGATAAATGATTGTATTTGAAAAGATTCGTTGGAAGAATTTCTTAAGTACAGGTAATACCTTTACGGAAATGATTCTCAATGAGTCTAAGTCGCAACTTGTTATCGGATCTAATGGCGCAGGTAAATCCACTATGTTGGATGCCCTGTGTTTTGTGCTATTCAATAAACCTTTTCGTAAAATTAATAAGTCTCAACTGGTCAACAGCGTCAATGAGAAAGAGTGCTGTGTGGAGGTTGAGTTTTCTATTGGTAAAGTAAATTATCATGTCATTAGAGGCATCAAACCAGGCATCTTTAAGGTCCTTAGAAACGGACAACTGCTTGATCAAGACGCTGCCCAAAAAGACTACCAGAAATATCTAGAGCAGAGCATCCTCAAGTTTAACTACAAGTCATTTACACAGGTTGTTATCCTAGGTAGCAGTACATTTGTGCCTTTCATGCAACTTCCTGCCACACATAGGAGAGAGGTGGTAGAAGACCTGCTCGACATCAAAATCTTTTCTAAGATGAATACTATCCTGAAGGATAGAGTCAAGGATAATAAAGAGAATTTCACATCATGTAAGCATGTGTTGGAGATCTGTGAGACAAAACTGAATCATCAACGTACATCTATCCACAAACTCACTGAGTTACAGGATGGCGTTATTAAAAGTTTGCACTCAAAGTTTAATAACAACGAAGATAATATAGTAAGTTTGAATAAGCGTCATGAAGAAAACAATCACTCGATGGGTGTGCTTGCTGAAAGTATTACAGACCAATCTTCATGGCAAGAGAAGTATGATAGTCTCCGTGACATGCGATCTAAGATTGAGCAGAATAAAAACAAGGCAGAGAAAGATCATAAGTTCTATACCAAGCATGATAAGTGTCCAACATGTAGTCAAGACCTAGAAGAAGAGCATAAGCATCGTCAACTTGTGGATGCTGAGTCACGTCGTGTTAAGTATAATGAAGGTTATACAAAGATCGATGAGCAAGTCGGTCTCATCTATGACAAACTGCGTGACATGAAGGGTTATGGGCAGTCAATTATTGAGTTACAGAGTGATAATATTAACATTGGTAAGCAGGTATCACGACTGCTTAAAGAGAATGAAAGCATCATGGCCGAGGTAAACAAAGAGACCCCAGATATTGATGGTGAGAGGGTAAGATTAGACGAATACGAGGCAGAATATAGTGAAAATATAGAGCGTTGTGCTGGTGTCAGTAAGGAGTTTGATAACCTGAAAATTGTATCCTCCTTACTCAGGGACAGTGGTATTAAAAGTAAGGTTATCAGTAAGTTTGTGCCTATTTTTAACAATCAAATCAATAAATATCTGCAACTCATGGACTTCTTTGTTAACTTCACATTGGATGAAGAATTCAATGAAGTTATCAAGTCACGCTACCGTGATGAGTTCTCTTATGCATCGTTTTCAGAGGGTGAAAAGCAGAAAATTGACCTATCTTTACTGTTTTGCTGGCGTGACATTGCCAAGATGAAAAACTCTGCATCGACCAATCTCCTCATTCTTGACGAGGTATTCGATTCTTCTCTTGATACTGCTGCTACAGAGGAACTGATGAAGATTCTGAGGGGTATGGACGATAGGACCAACCTATTTGTGATCAGTCACAAGGGTGATATCCTTCTGGACAAGTTTGATACTGTGGTCACTTTTGACAAGATCGGTGACTTCAGCACCATGAAGCAGGACAGTCTATAAAGTGGCACCCTAACCCTTCCACGGGTCATGTGGGTGGGTATAATAGATTCATACACAAAGAAAGCATGACCGTACAAGAAGTCAAAGGCACTCTCGCCAAACTACTCGCCACTGAAAACCTAGTTGTAGAGCACAGGGCAGTCAGCACAGCATCCTTTGATGTGCATAGGCGAGTCTTGACCCTCCCTATCTGGAATGCTAAGGAAATTGTCTTCAATCTGCTGGTAGCGCATGAAGTGGGTCACGCTCTCTTCACCCCAGACGGTGACATTCTAGACAAACTTCCTTGCCCCAAGTCTTATGTCAATGTGACTGAGGATGCTCGCATTGAGAAACTAATGAAACGCAAATTTGCAGGTATTTCCAAGGATTTCTATGGTGGATACAAGCAACTTCATGAAGATGATTTCTTCAGCGTCAAGGAGATCAACACCAACTCACTCAAACTGATTGACCGTATCAATCTTTACTATAAATTGGGTGCAAATGCCTTTATGCCCTTCTCTGCTGAAGAGATTCCTCTTCGCGATGCAGTTGGTGAGGCAGAGTCTTTCCAAGACGCTATCGATGCTGCTGTCGCTATCAAAGAGTTTGAAAAAGCAGAAGCAGATCAGCAAAAAATTGATGATATCACTGATGTAGACAACAATTCTGGTGGTGGTAGCGACCAGCAGGAATCACAAGATGAGAGACCTTCTTCTGGAGATGGTGATGAGGAGCAAGAAGGTGATAGTGAAGGTGAGCAAGATGCAGACCTTGAAACACCCTCATTCAACCGTAATGGTGGTGAAGAGGCAATGACTGATGAGTCTCTTGAGGAAGCACTGCAAGACATTGCAACTGAAAATACTAACTCTGAGACTAGGTATTTTGAGATTCCTAATGTTGACATTAATCACGTCGTTATTGACCCTAAGATGATCAATGACATGGCACAGACATACTGGTCTGAGTGGAAGCATCCTCTCACTCCATCGACAGGTCTTGACTGGAGTGTTGCAGACCAAAATTACAACACTTTTAAGAGAGATTGCACCCGTGAGGTGTCATATCTTCAGAAAGAGTTTGAGATGAAGAAGTCTGCAGCAGCACATGCTCGCGAGTCTATCTCTAAGACTGGTGTACTTGACACTGCTAAACTCCATCAGTATCTTTACAACGAAGACCTCTTTAAGAAGGTCACAGTCCGTCCTGATGGTAAGAATCATGGTTTGATCTTCCTTGTTGACTGGTCTGGATCTATGGCAGAAATTATTCATGATACATTCAGGCAACTGTTGTCACTGTGCTTCTTCTGTCGCAAGTCTGGTATCCCATTCAGTGTATATGCCTTTGTAACTGATGCATCATACGCTGAGTTTCGTGACTATGAAGAGTCTTTTGGTAAGGAGAATACTTTATATGTTGCTAAGCACTTCCACCTTATAGAATTACTCAATGGAGACCTTAGTAACAGTGTTTTTGATCGCTATGCCAGGGATCTTTACCGTGTGTCTCAGATGTATGAGCAACGCTATGGTAACCGCAATCCATTCCAATCTCGCCCTGTCCCTGATTGCATTCCCCCTCACCTTATGCTTGGTGGCACCCCTCTAAATGAGGCAATCGTGTGTCTCCAGACTCTGATTCCTGTATTTACTGCCAAATATGGTGTTGAAAAGTGTCACGTCACTATCTTGTCTGATGGTGAGAGCAACTGGTCTGGATGCTGGATCAGGTCTGCCTATGATGATAAGATCCATCGCTCTGCAATGCCTGCACAATCTGCTATTCGTTGTCGCAAGACAGGTCGCACCTACAACTCACCAAAGTGGGGTAACTACATGACTGAAACTCTCTTACGTTACATGAAGGGTCGTTTCCCACAGTGTAACTTCACTGGTTTCCGTCTTGGTAGCACTCGTGATATCAATTACATCATCCAAAACTTCAACGATCTTACTCAACTACAGAGGAGGAATGCTACTGATGTATTCAAGAAGTTTAAGTCAACCTCTGCCCCAATGATGGGTTATCAAGAATTGTTTCTAATTCAAAGTAACAAGTTAAATGAAGAGGTAGAGTTTGATGTAGATGAGGATGCATCCAAGGCACAGATTACTCGTGCCTTCAAGAAGACCCTTAAGGCAAAGTCCAACAACAAGAAGATCCTCTCGTCCTTTATCAACCAAATTGCATGAATATCTTTGCAGTAGATGATGATCCAACCCTGGCAGCAACTTGTCTGCCAGACAAACACATCGTCAAGATGCCACTAGAGTGTTGTCAGATGCTCGCTATTGTATTCAGTAAGTGGTATCTCAATGAGGGTCCTGTCCTGAAGAAAGATGGGACTCCTTACGCTACAGAGAAGGGTGCATTTCGTAATCATCCTTGCACTAAGTGGGTGGCAGAGTCTGATCATAATATTCAGTGGTTGATGCAGCATGGCATTTCTCTATGTGAAGAATATACATATAGATACGGTAAAAGACATGCCTGTCAATCATCAATCTTTGTTGCTGCACTCACGTATCAACATGGTTGTCCTGATGACCACACTCCATTCGCTCGCGCTATGCCTGACGAGTGGAAGTTTGACGACAGTATCTCTACTATCGAAGCATACCAACGGTATGTGGCAAGCAAACCATGGGTAGCAAATAACTACCTGCGTGTGCCAGCTCACAAACCGTCCTGGGTGGACTACTACTCCACTCCTGCCTGTGTATAATAACTGTATACACAACAAAGAAACACATGACTTTCGCCCAACACCCCGTGACCACTGATCAAATCGTTGAATATCTCCAAAGCAAGCATGGCGAGCGCGTCGGTACTACGGAATTGTTGGGTGCTGCTGAGTACTTCTCTTGCTCCTTTGCCACTGTCAAGAAGCGTCTCAT